TAAATGTTAGTAAAACTAGAACTTCCTCCTCCGGATCCAGAAGAACCGGTATACCCTGTAGTACCCTGTATACCTTGATCACCTTTTGATCCTGTAAACCCTATTCCTTTTGAACCAGTATAACCTGCAGACCCATTGTATCCTATTCCAAAAGATCCAGTATAACCTATATTTCCCAAATCACCTTTAGATCCAGTATAACCTGAGCCTCCACCTCCAGAACCAGCAGATCCAGTATAACCCAACATTCCTATTGAACCAGTATAACCTATTCCTATAGAACCAGTATAACCTGCAGATCCTGTATACCCACTGCCACCACCTCCAGAACCAGCAGATCCAGTATAACCCAACATTCCTATTGAACCAGTATAACCTGCAGACCCATTGTATCCAATATTACCTTTAGATCCTGTATACCCATTGCCACCTCCGCCGGAACTAGAAGAGCCAGTATATCCTATTGGACCTATTAAAGTATTGTCAACAGCTACCCATGTTAAATCATCATTATAGTAAATACTTAAAATACCGCTATCTGAATCCCACCAAAGTTCACCGGGTGAAAATGCACCTGCAGGAGGAGCTCCTGGTGATATAAACACTGCTGCATTATCACCTTTAGACCCTGTAAACCCAACTGAACCTGTATATCCTAGAGATCCAGTATAACCCACAGATCCAGAATAGCCCTTAGAACCAATATATCCAACTGAACCACTATATCCTATAGAACCGGTATATCCTAAAGATCCTACTGATCCTGCATACCCTACAGACCCCATATATCCTTCAGAGCCACGATAACCAACATCATTACCAAAATATATTATTTCTATTTCAGATTTAACATCTAAATTAGAGTTGAAAGTAATAGAAGAACCAGCTATACTATAATCAACATCCGGGACTTGAATTAGACCGTTCACTACTACTAAAATGTTTTTTGTAGAATTAGGTGCTCTATTTAAAGTATAGGTAGCAACACCAGTACTTAAAAAATATTGAATTTCAGAAGGTGTACCTACACCACCTGCAGAACCAGGTGCACCTGCTGACCCTGTAAATCCTTTTGACCCTGCATATCCTGCAGCAGTTGATGCTGATCCAGTATAACCTGCACCTGTAGAACCTGTATAACCTATAGACCCATTAAACCCTTTTGAGCCGTTAAATCCAGTTGATCCATTAAATCCAGACGATCCGGTAAACCCAGCAGACCCTGTATATCCAGTTGCACCAGCTGCAGCATAGGTTGAAAGTGTAATAGGTACAGAAAAAGTAAGAGCAGCAGCTGCATGTGTTACAGGGTCAAAATCAGGTATTGTATCAAATGTAACAGAAGCATCGCTAGCATTATAAGTATAGCCAGAAGTTAATACAGTTCCGTTAATAGATACTGTGACGTCACTAGATTTTACAGTGTTTTTATCCCAAAAAAATTGCGGAATATAAAATTTAGAAGAGAACCCGTCGCAAAACGTTTGAACAGTAAGATTAGTGCCATCTATTCCTAAAGTTTGGTTCCATACTGGAACAACTTGGAAAGGTCCATAAGCATTAGGATAGTTTAAAAATCTTATAGTTTGTCCACTGTAAAATCCATTATATACCATCTCATGTAAATAATAAAACGATGGAGGTACAATAACACCTTTATCACATAAAATAAAATCACCTAATTCTGTTTTTCCAGGAGGAGGCCCACCAGGTGGAATTAATTCAGAAGTAACAACCAATTCAAATTGAGGCAATCCGTTATAAGACGCCCATTGATAATAATTTAGTACTGACATAAAAAAGTTGCCTGTTTTTTAAAGGTGATATATATTAATAACTATATTATGTATTTATTGGGGTTTATTATGAGCAAACCATCTATTGTTATTATTGATTCTATTGGTCTAGTATATGATGGTAATACTATTAAAAACCGTGCTCTTGGCGGTTCTGAATCAGCCTTATGTCTTATGGCTGAAGAATTGGTTAAAGTCGGTTTTGATGTTACAGTTTTTAATCATTGTGAAGATGTCGACTGCAAACCAGGAATTTATTCTGGAGTAACATATCAGCATATTAGAAATCTTGCAAATTGTGCTGATTACTATGATGTAATGATTTCATCCCGTTGCATCGCTCCATTCGTTCCAGTAGAACTTCAATCACAAATAGAAAATCCCACGAAACATCCGTATAGTATTTTTAATAAAGTAAGAAGTGTTAGCAAACATAAAGTTTTATGGATGCATGATACGTTTATCTGGGGTGATCCGCATGTAGAGAAGCTCCTTTTGAATAACTATATTCATGAGATGTTCACATTATCAGACTTCCATACTTCATATGTAACTAATTGTTGGCATGGAGGTGATCGCCGTAATTTTGAAGTATTAAAGAAAAAAGTATATCAGACTAGAAATGGTATAGTTAAGTATTTTGACGAAACAAACGTTTCACAAAAAGATCCTAATTTGTTTGTATATGTGGCGGCTGTTTCTAAAGGTCTTAAGCCACTATTAAACAATGTTTGGCCTTTAATTAAACGTAATATACCAAATGCAAAATTAGTAGTGGCTGGTGGGTACTATAAATTTAGTTCTACTGCAGAACCAGATGAACAACAAAAACAACTAGAAGATCTTGCTCAACAAAAAATATACAAGGAGCAAGACGTTACTTTTACCGGTATTATACCGCAAAAAGAAGTAGCAGAATTATTTCAAAAAGCTAGCTTCTTTGTCTTCCCTGGTGCGTTTCCTGAGACGTTTGGTATTTCAGCTTTAGAGTCATTATACTATAATACTCCTCTTTTAACTGTAAGGTTTGGTGCTTTAGAAGAAACTGCAATTGAATCAGCATGCTATCATTTAGATTATGCTATTGAAGGTAATAGTTTATATCCTAATATAGATATTAACTATCAGGCTAATAAATTTGCTCGCATGTGTATTGAAGCTTACAATAATAAGTATTTGCATCAGCAGAAAATGTATGCTTGCAGTATAGTAAAGGATATTGCAGGATGGGATTCTGTTGCATTACAATGGAAGCAACATTTCTTTAAAAAACTTGGTTTGTATCTACCAGTAGAAGATTATCGTAAAGTATCATATATCAACGACCGTGTTCACAAAGTATTTGGTAGACGTTTTAGTAATCCAGAGGAATGGAATACGTATAGATTATCAGAAGAAAAACGAATACACGTTATCACACCATTCTACAATGCATTTGATTATTTGATTAGATGTATTGATTCTGTTGCAACACAGAATTATAATAATTGGCATATGCACCTGATAAATGATTGTAGTAATGATAGTAGTTTAGATTTAGTAGTACAATATATTAAAGGTAGATATCCTAATTTAATTAAACATTTTACTGTTGTAGATAATCCAGTAAACCGTGGTGCAGTATACAATCAAATAGTAAACATTAAACGAGATGTACCTAAAGACAGTCTTGTAGTACTCCTTGATGGAGATGATGCTCTTGTTAACGATCCAAATATCTTTAACATGTATAACAATTTATTTGCGGATAATAAGACAGATTATGCTTATGGTAGTTGCTGGTCTGAGGTTGATAATATTCCTCTTCAATCACAACCATATCCAAAAGAAGTAAGAGATACTAAAGCATACCGAAATTACAAATTCAATTGGGGAATGCCTTATCCACATCTTCGAGTTTTTAAATCAGAATTGGTTCACAATATTGAAGATGATTCTGTATTTAAAGATGAAAATGGTGAATGGTTTAAAGCAGGTGGTGATAATGCCACATTTTATAATATCCTAGAACAAGCTGATCCTAATAAGATAGCAGTTGTTTCTGATATTGTAATGCTTTATAATGATAAGAATCCTCTTAATGACTATAAAGTTAACGGTGATATTCAAAATAAAAATGCATCTAAGATTGCTGGTGATGCAAAACTACAAATTAATAAAGTTGAAGTAAATTCAAACCCACGTCCATTAAATGTAGAAATAATTCCTACTAAAGATATCATTGCATATGATACAACAGAGAAGTTAAATAATATGTCAAAAAAAAAGATTTTAATCGCAATTCCAACAGCTAGAAATATTGAAGCTACTACTTTTAAAGCTATTTACGATCTTATTATTCCGGAAGGATATGAAACTGATTTTCAATTTTTTTACGGATATCAAGTTGATCAGGTAAGAAATTTAATTGCAGAGTGGGTAGTTAAAGGTCCTTATGATTATCTATTTGCAATTGATTCAGATATTTCATTTGCACCTGATACACTTATTAAACTTCTTAATCATGATAAGGATGTTGTATCTGGTTTGTATATACAACGTATACAAGGGCAGCATACTTTAGAAATTTTTGAAGCCAATGACAATGGCGGGTTTACACATATGCCCTATGACAAACTTAAAGATAGAGGATTAACACAAGTAGGTGCATGCGGATTTGGATGTGCTTTAATTAAAAAGCATGTAATAGTTGAAATAGGTTATCCGCAATTTGTCTATAAATCTGCAATAGATCATGCGCATACATTTTCAGAAGATTTATATTTTGCTAAGATGTGTCAGCAAAAAGGGTTTAAAATATATGCAGACCCTACTATCTTATGCGACCATACAGGATCATTTGTATACAAGGTTAACGGGTAACGCTAGGGTTTACAGTTATATAACCTTCAAGTAATCTAGATACAACATTATTGCTCGTTAAAACTAGGTCATAAAGATACCTTGGAGCGGTTAGAGAACTAGTAGTATGCGAGTTCATTGATAATGTAATTATTCCAGTGTTTACGGTGGACACAGCAACGTTCATTGTAATATAAACATTTGAATTATAAGAAGTTCTTAACTGGGAGTTGCCAGTATACCCTGTTAAGTCTACAGTTACCCCTGCTGAATCTATTAAAGTTATATTATAAATAAAATCTGTGCCTCTATCAATAGTTAGATTATTTTGTGCAGACATTATAAGTTCCCTGTTGAATAAAAACGACTGATTCTTCCATTTTCATTTATAATTATATTTTTGTTATTTTTTATAACTGGAATAGGTGTATGTGCAACTATGTTTATATCATCTATAGTTAAATCAATATTCGCTATGTAAAGATTTCCTGTACTTAATATAAAATTGTCTCCCGAGTTTACATTAAAATTTTCATGTTTAATAGCACTTCCTACTGTTGAGCATGTTCTTATGCACAAATAACAGGAATTATCTTCTGTAGGAATTATATTAAAACTATCAATTAAAGATAAAGCTCTTATATTAGCATCGTCAATATCAGGCCATATTCTACCTATATTATCTTGCATAGGAGCCATAGATGCGTTGCGTTGTAAATTTTTTCCTTCAAATTTAAATCCACCTTGTGTTACGTAATGTCTTCTATCATAAGTGTTTACTGACAATCCAACATTATTTAAAGGAAAAGTAACGCTTTCTCCTGCATTTAAAAATACAGTTTTATTAATAAAAATATCAATATCTCTGTATACTTTTGTAGTGTATGTTTTATACATTAAAATACTTTATATTCATCTTGATTAGCAGGTGGTTCTGTATCTTCCGGATGTACATCCATATCAGCTGAACTAGTATAAAATGGATTTATTTCTCTAACATTAAAAGTAGTTTTTGTACCTACTTTATTTACTATAGATGCAATTAAAGATTCATCTTTATTTTGCTTTACAATCTCACGATGCATTTCTGTTAAACCAGTTTTAGATATTTCAAATAAAATATCATCTATAGATTTATTTGGCCAGGTAGCTAAATCATAAGACATAATTCTTTCTTCACCTTCTTCATATTTAAATTTGTCTGAAGAAAAAGATACTAAAATACTATGATTATTTTCATCATAGTCTATTAAATGTACATTAACGTGTTGCATATTATTTCCTTATCTAATAGGGCCTATTTTAATACCACCCACAGTACCTACAATAAAATTACTTCCATCAATATAGTAACCTGGATTACCACCACCGCCTTGACCGGATCCGGTACCAACTTGTCCTAAATTACCTCCACGGCCTCCGGTAGTTCCATTATCAGAAAGGCCACCACCTCCTTGAGTAGTTGTAGCTCCATTATTACCAGGATTAAACCCTGCTCCTCCGCCGCCTTGTCCGCCATTATATCCCTGGCTGGTAAAGCCAAAAACGCCGCCTTTAGTTTTACCTGAGGCTCCGGCTCCGCCTCCGCCTCCGCCTCCGGCAATTGTACCATTATTAGTTATTGGAGTAGGGAATCTTAATTGTAAAGCAGTACCACCATTTCCACCACCTCCACCATTACCTCCATTACCTCCAGCACCAATAATACTTCCATTGTTAGTGATACCGATAAAATCACCTGCAACAAATCCGTTAACTACCATAGACGGGCTGCCAGTACTAGTACTTCCAACTTTTACACCAGAATCAACAAATACCATTGCAGCTGTTTGTCCTGCACTATAAGTTATTTTACTTTTTACAAGATTTAATATATCAACATTATAGGAGTCTACAGTTATATGGATCGAAGGCATTTCCATTTTGCCTCTAAAATCAGAATCTCTTAAAGGCCCTGTACTAGTAAAAGTACCAGTAGATCCATCAGAAGGTTTGTACCAGGTCTTACCAAAATATGCATGTAGACTATTACTATTAGTAGAAGGAAATGCAGCTTTTATTTCTTCTATATTAATAAGGCCTGTTAATGGTACTGGTACTGCTAATGCCATAATTAATCTTTCTTTTTAAGATCTTCAAGTTGAGCAGAAAGATCTTTTACTGCTTCAATAAGTAGCGCTACTAACTTTTCATATCTAACAGCTTTGGTTCCATCTTCACGGGTAGCTACAACTTCTGGGAGTACTTCTTCTACTTCTTGGGCAATAACACCTACATCATGCTTACGAATAAAGTACCCATCCTCACCGCCTTTTTCAGCAATGTATTCATCTGACCAATCAAATTCTACACCGTTAATCTGATTAATTTTTTCTAATGCATTAGGTATATTAATAATATTTGTTTTATAAGTTATATCTGATGTTTGATAGGCAATTACGTCACCTCCAGCAGAGATAGTTCCACCCGCTCCTATATCATGGGTAGAATACATACTATTTCCAGCAAGCACATCCTTGGTGGCATAAACATTACGCCCTGCGTTAACATTAGCCTGTGCAGTTATATTTCCAGCAAAATCTATAGTTGCTGAAGATGTACCGTAATCTAATCTAGTTGCAGATGTTGAGAAAGCAAAGTTATATGCTCCATCGTCCATTCTTAAAGTATAATTTGTTATACCTCTATCTGGATCTTTATCATCTGTAAATACAATATCTGCTACAGATTGACCTGCAATAATTAATCTTTGACCATATATTGTAGGTGTTGAAATAGTTGAAGCATTTCCAAAATTAGTATTAGAGGAAAGTATATTAGTAATTGAAGAAGAATTAATGTTTGCAACTATTGCATTTACAGTTAAAGGTACTAATGGCGAAGGTGCAGCTGCATTAATTGTTCCGTTTTGAAAAACTTGATAAGTTAATGTACCACTATTAAGATTTAATCTTTCACCAGATCCTTGTGAAGACCATATAGTACCATCTGGTTGTTCAAATATATTTCTAGAGAAATTAGCACCACCTTGATAACCTTGGAATAAAAATATATTATTACTTGATTGATATGGAGTAGTTTTATAGTTCCAACTATGAGAGAAATGTAAGGCTGGGCCATAAATTTCTACATTACCATTTGAAGTTAAACCATAATCAAAATAATTATTAGCTCCAGAAAATCTAGTATTTCCAGTAAATACTATAGGTTTGCCAGGAGGAGCTAGTAAATTGCCATGTATATTGTTAGCATAAACATCAACTGTAGTTACAGAAGTTGAAGTAATATTAGTATTTACTACATAAGTTCCAACAGGTTTAGAATAAATTATAACACCAAATCTGTCAATATAAGTATTAGCTTCTTTATCACCGAAAGTTGCATTAGCCGTAGCATAGAATACATGGGTGTTCATATTATCGGCATATACAGTAGTTCTAGATAAGAATGTATTACCTACATTAGCATATGTAGAAAGATATAAATTATCAGCTGTAACATTAGCACCTCTAATAGCAGTATTACCTAATTTCATTAAAGATTGCGTATAGGATGTAACATTAGGACCAATACTAGATAACATACCTGAAGCAGTAATTACCGTATTAGTAGTAGAAGAAGATTGTACAGTAAAAGAAACAGCATTAGCAACTATATTAGATGAACCATAACCTACATATAACCAATTATTACCTACTAAAGTATTAGCTGTAAATTGACCTGAAATAGCAGCATTACCTATGGCTGTATTTGAATTAACAGTTACAGAATAAGCATTTATAGCTACAATAGCTTGGTTGGTTTTAGCTAACCAAGTTCCAAATGTATCTGTAGTTTGATTGATAGTACTAATTCTTACAGTCATTATTTTTTTTCCAACAATTTAATAAGCAAATCTTTAATTTGCAGTTGTTCTGAAGCTATTTCATTAATTTGATTTTTTAAAATATTTATTTCATCTAATTTATTCTTATCCGCTTCATTAGACCTTCTTTGAAGCCAGTAGCTATTATAATTTGCAACATCTACATTTACTAGAGCACCTGGATTACTTTTCATTTGTTTAAAATTATCCATATTATTTCATAAGCGCAAGAGCTCTTACGTCCCTCATAGTAGGAATTTTAATTGGATCGTTTGAAATTAAAATAATCTTTATCATAAACATATTAAATCGGTTAAGCTCTGCTCCACCTAGTGTGCTATAATAAGAAAGAATATTAGGTGGTGTAGTTGCAGGATCCAAATAAGCAGTAGTTTGATTAGATGTTGTACTGCCTGTAGGAACATAATAAATGTATTCAGAATAATCTTGTGTGTCCTTTGGAGAATTAAACTGGCTAGATTGTGTTTTAGACAATGTCATTAGAGTCCATGGAATATCATTAAAATTAGCATTATCTAATTTATTTTTAAATTTACCATATACTAAAATATCAGTACCTGCTGGTCTATAACCAGTTACGTAAACTAATAGATCTTCTGCATCAATATCCATCTGTACCGGTTTTGAAATATACTTATTTAATGCACCACCATATCTCGTAGATTCATTATAGCTATTTGAACTAATTAAATTTTTAATAAAATTACTAGTTTTAGTTGCTAAATCTATTACAGGAGATAGATATTTTTGATTAGTAAACATAGTAATTGCAACAGCAGAAGTACCGTTAGCGCCAAAGCTTCCAATAGCTATTTCATTAGAATAACTTTTTATTACTCTTTCATAATCAGTAAATAAATGTAAAGATTCTTTAAAAACATTAGTTCCTATTGAATCATATGCATACCCATATGTGCTATTAGCAGTTCCATAAAATGTTAAGGTTGTAGTTGTGCCTGCTGGTTCTGTAGTAGTAAATTTTGGTACTACTCCATGATAATAGATATCATCTATTGTAGCTACGTTTGCAGATGCAATAATATTAGAGCTAATTAATTGTTGAGTATTGCCAATCTGAGAAACTCTTAAAAATTTAATTAATGGAAACGCTGTATTACTAAATAACCCGTTTGATCTACTTATAACTACTTTTTGATTTAATTCATCAATTTGACTTACTATACCAAAAGGTTTTTTAGTTGTATCAGATAAAATTTGACTGGTGTTTAAAGTGTTAGCTGCATACACTACGTCTCCTAATTGGATAGCAGTAGCAGTATTATTTCTTAATAAACCAGACATTGTAATAAAATCATTAGGTTCATTTCTAAATACTAACTGAGCTGAACCATATTTGAATGAAGCTCTATAGATATTAAATTTAATATCAGAAGATTGAACTGATGTCCAAGATCTACCATTCGAAGATACCCACATTATTCCAGGATATGGTTGTTGAGTAACTGCTCTAGAAGTTAACTTATCAGTACCACCTACTTCTGAAATCCATATTTCATAATCAGGATTATTGCCATCTGGAACAATATAAAAAGCATAATCTATATTAGCTTGTATCAGAGCAGGAGTATCAAAATAAAATATTGTTTCTACAGAAGAATCATCACTGACTCCAATATCTGCTGAATTTAAACGTGCTCTTGCAACCTGTCTAACTACATTAGGAGTGCCTGCAATAGTTTCACATACGTGAACTGTAGCACCTAAAGTAGCACTTTTTCTTTTAAAGTAAACACCTACTCCAGTAATAAAAAATCCTGGAACGTTAGCATTTGAGTTTGTTTTAATTTGAAACGTTTCTGCTACTGGATCATCATTATCTCCACCACCAGAATCGTTTCCTGCCCCGTCACCATCTTTATTATGAACTATTAAACCATTTACAATATATGTGTGATCGCCATTTAATTTAAAGTTATAAACTTCTTGTTGTGGCTCATTTTCATATTTTTCAATACTTTCAACTAAAAGATATGAATCATCCTGACAAATAATTTTATCACCTACTTCTAATTTACCAGTAATAATATCAAATATCTGCGGCTCTAATCTTTGAGTTTCACTAGGTTCAATAGATTTCCATCCATTAGTAGTTAATACTGGATGCTCGGAAGTCATTAGTTTACCCATACCATTAATACCGTATAGGTTAGGCTTTCTACTTCCGTTATCTAGCATTTGATGATCAAATTTTACTACTAAATTATCTGTATTATAACCTTTTAAAACGTCACCGATAACAACATCTTCTATAACTTTAAGCGACCCGTCTGCCATAGTTACTAAAGAACCTTTTACAAAGCATGAACCACCACCATAATCAACATATGGAGGATTTGGAGCAGGAGGAGGAGGGTCTTGTGTTGTATAGTTTGTTGAAGTACTACTCTGTACTGTAGTAGTAGAAAATGAAGGTTGTATAATATTAAAAGATACATTCTTTTTAGTAACTGATAAAGATGATGCAGTATAAGTACCAGTTGCAGTAGTTAAAATAGCACCAGTTGCAGATAAATTATCTACATTCGTTAAAAGTACAGATCTATCTCCAGCTCTAAATGTATTACCTGGAAGTTGTAACTGTAAGAAAGCTTGACCTTTGCTATCAGTAGTTACTACAGATACAGAATTATTAGTTGAAAAAGCACCTGTTTGTAAAAGGACCTGATCTTCATAACCTGCATGTAAAGTATCTAATTTAGTAGGATCTATATTACCATTAACATCTGCATAGCTAGGATTAATTTTTGCCGGAGCACAATATTGAGTTACATTGACATTATCAAAATAACAAAATAATTTTGTATTAGGTTTCATTCCATAAGCAGCAATTGAAATTAATCTGCTTCTCATATATGGAAGGTTTGAAACATCAGTAACTAAATCACCTAAATCATTTTTTAGTGTTGTAGATTGAACTGAAATATCTTTTACTGTAGTTGTAGTAGTCTGAGACCAATAATTAGTACTACCTTGTTTATCTACTTGAACTGGAGCTGCAGATACAGTAGATATATCTTGTGTTTTTAATTTATTATTAGCTAAAAGACTTGAAAATCCGGCAGCCAAATCTACATTTATAACTTGAGGAGCTGCTTGATTAACGCTTGTATAATTATCATAGTTAGGGTATAAATTTAAAATACCTTTAAAACTATAGTAAGCTTCTGTGCAATTTCTATATGTTGTAGCGTATGGGTTTGATTACCTGTTCATTATCATAATCTATTAAAGCTATTCTTCCTTTAATTTTAAATCCAGTACCGGTGTAGTTAACACGATACCCATTAAAAGTCTCGCTGTATGCAGGTCTTGCAATTGATTGAGTTGAATCTACAGCTATATGATATTCTGGGTCATCTACTCTGCCTAATGAGTGATCATTAAACGGATCTGCAAAAAGGCCGTTTTTAAGACGTTCATATTTACCATCAGGACTTCTAATAGATAAGGTTTTAGTATCTAATGAAAGAGCGTTCAATACTGTATAATATTCTAGTCTTTTAATTCTATCATCAAGGCGCCCAATTTCTCTCATGGTATAGCCTTTAATGGACTTAATATTTACTTGTACTGCTATATCTTGTCTATTATAAGTCATATTATTCAGCTTCTTTAAATGTTAGTGATGGATATGGAGGCACATAAACTTCTGCAATTACTAGTCCTGATTTATTTAGGGCAGGGAATTGAGGCTTGTTTGATGATTGTCCTAATTTTGCTTGTAAATTTGAATTTTTATCTATAACTACATAATCTCTTCTTGGAAGATAATACGTAGCATTATAATTAAAAACTGAACCGGGATCTAATACTTTTTGATTACCTCCACCAGTTGCAAAAATTGTATTACCAGCAACAGGATTTATAGTAGCTAAAGAAATATTATCTGTAATAACTGCAGTGTTTGCCATAATATTTCTAAAATCAATATAATTTCTTAAATCATATTTGTTACCTAGAGTATCTGTAAATACTGGTATTTCTGCAGTAGCTATAGCATTAGGATCTGTTGATGGAGCAATATCATCTATAGGATAAGAATTAACAGAGAAAAACCCTGCTTGTGTAGATGTAATGTTAGCGGTAAAACAATGAAATTTTACTAGTAATTTAGAAGATGAAGTAAGGTTTCCATTATATTGTGGGTCAATGTACATAGACGAATTATAGTAAGTGTCTGGTTGTTGACCATTATTTAAAATAAACCAAGAACCATAATCTGGATTACTTTCACTATAAGTTGTACCAACGAAAACGTTAGCTATCTTATAAACATCAGAAATACCAAGCGACCATGGACCGGTTAAACTAGCAGAACTACAATCAATTTTAACATATTGATTTTTCTTTACTACTTTACCGATTGGTTGAGCTGTATTTCTAGTAACAGGAATCTGACCTATTACATTGTAATTGTTCAAAAGAGGGGGTACACATAAATTTACAGTTAAAGAAGTAGTAGAATTTTCTTGTACGGTATTACCACTTCCAATAAAATTAACTCTTGTTCCTTTTTTAAAGAACTGTTTCATTTCTAATTTACCTGGAGTATCTACTACTGTTAATGGCGGCTGTACTACTAAAGAAGAAATGCCAAGCACTTGAGTAATAGATACATGATTCGTAGCATTAATAGCTGTATTTGTAATGGCTAGCGCGTCACCGACGTAAAGTCCAGCAGTAAATGGATATATACTTGCTATAGTAGAAGTAGTAGAATTAGAAGTACTAATAGTTATACTATTAGAAACTGTAGTACCAAGACTATCTTGAGCCCAAGTAACATATACATCCTGTGATGTTGGATCGTCTAAGAAACCTACTCCATAACCAAATGTATCTGGTCCAGGTAGAGTAAATGTGGCTGAGCTTCCAAAATAAGTAGGTACTAAATTAGTATTTAAAAGAGGTCTATAAGAAAAAGTTGTCCCGTTATTATTAGAAGCATCTACCAGACTTTTTAATCCTGTAAGACCAGTATCATACAAAGCAGCTTTTAAATTATCATCATATGTTGTATAAAGACCTGTTATAGGATCAGGAACAACATCAGCATAAAAATTACCATAGGTGCCGCTAGTAGCGCAGATACTTCTTATATTAGCAGGGTTACCTGTCATTCTTACATTAAAAATATAAATTAAATATCTGGCAGCCGGGGTTCCATGAACACCGTCAAAAAATTTAAAAGCTCTTACGTTTGCTTTTCCTAAAACATTGCCAGAAAAATTAGTTCTCTCTAAATATAAAGATAATGTTTGTTGAGGAGTATCATAGAAAGTAATTTCTTGTAAACTCTGTGTATCTAAAACCCCACAGCATTCATTAACATAATAATAACTACCTAATGAAAGTCTTAAAGAATCATTAGGAAAACTGGCTGTATCATTTGCTCTAGGAGCATAAACTCTTCTCGGTGCTTGATATTCAACCCTGTAACCATCTACATAAGCAATACCAGGTGAGGCTACATAATACATTGCATGTGTATTTGATTCATGAGCAACTACATCTAATTGAAATGATTTTACCATAAAATCACCAGCTGTTTCGAATACACGAGTAGCTAATGTATCCCCTAATATACTATATTGAGGATTTAAGTTATTAACTACTGCTCTTCCATCTCCGCCATCAAAATCAACTACAGATAGAAAGTTAACAGGGATAGATACTGAAGTATTTGATGCATCATAATAAGTAGGAACTGGAACTAGTTTTAATCTCCAAGCTCCTGGCGCACTATAATTAGTACTACCTATTGAATTATCAAATAAAGAAGGATCTTGAGCTTCTTGAATAATATACTCTCTTGTGTCAAATCCTACTTTATAACCTGCTGCGTTTGAATAATGCTCGGTAAGAATAAAGTTTTGTGGAAGATTTTTTAAGAAAAACCCTTTTTGATAAATTGTACCTGGTCCTACATGCATACCGTAACCAATACCGAGTGCATTTACTGTAGAGTTAGAAGTTAATGTATAAATTACACCTAATCGATTAGCTGCATTTAATGGACCGCTTTTATCTTGATGCTTATCATAAACATCTATTTGTTCTGATACTACATTAAACTGCGATTCACCATTTACTCCAGAAGTAATATACTGCACATAAGCACGATTAGTATTAGGAATGTTAGCTTCTGATCCTTCAAATGCTCTAAAAATACCTGCTCTTAACCCAGTAGTATTAGATACTAAAAGAAATGTATTAGATGCATTTACTGTATTACCGTTTGCATCAACGTCAACGTCTGTATAAGTAGTTGTTAAAGTTAAAAAATCTATAGTTACATTATTACTATCTTTAAACTTTATTTGTTTCATGTTTGGGTAGGTTGTAAAATTACAACCTTCAACAATAGAACCGTCTTGATATACGCTATCACCAAATCTTGAAATTTGTTTTTGTAAAATAGTTTGAAGCTGAGTTAATTCTCTTGCTTGAACTGCAGTAGCAGGTCTAAAAAGAATTCTATAATATTGCTTATTTTCATCATAATCATCATAAAAAGGAGCAACATTAAAATTAGTTTGTAAGTCAGCCATTTTATTTCCTTAAATTTTAAAAAATAATTTTACTTGTTCAGTAGATACTGCGTTTCTTGTAATAGGTGAAAAATTTCTATAATAATATACTTCACCTGTATTTTTTACCCAGTCGTTTAATATAATGGCTGATGCAGTACAAGTAGCACCAGTTGAAGAACCAGTTAAAGTCTCGTTTATTATAAATGATCCATTAACGTTAAATAATACTAATTGTGTAGTAGAAGAATTTAAAACTGTAGCAGTTGCGCCACTTATAGATCCCGTAACAGTTTCACCGCTATTAAACAAAATATTAAAATTATCGATATTTATTTTTGTTAATTGACTAAATGTAGGTGCAGTAAATAATGAACTATTAGCATACGCTTTAGGATTATTAATTAAAGATAGTTGTCTATAATCTATACTTATTGGAAAATTATCTGAAGATAAAACTGCAACTGAAAGCCCTGTAGTATCACATCCTAATTCATATCTTGGATTTGAACCATGACCTCCTGGAGGTGAAATAATAGCATTAACTAAAGAAGTGCCAGTAGTAAATGCTACATTAGATATTAAAGATATCGCAGCAGTTGTATAATTAATTCCTCTGTTAATTACTTGAACTGAGTCAACAGCGGTTGTAGAATTGTTAACTACTGCATAAGCAACTGCTTGCGTACCATCACCAACTATAGACACATATGGTGATATTATATATTGAGAAGTTACATCTAATGTTCCAGTACCAGCGTATACAAATTTGCCTGCAGAATTAACTACGTAATTTTGAATTTGAGCATATGTCCCTGCACCAGTACCATTGTAAATGTAAATAGCAGCTGTATTATACTCACCGCTTATAGATGAAGCGCCTTGACTCTGTATTTGAAGTATATTTGGATTACCGGATTTAAATGATACTATGTTACCGTTCGCATTAGGGTAACCGGTAGCAGAATTTTGTACTGTTATAATATGAATAGCACCGTTTTCAGAATAAAATAATACTTGAGGGTCTGTATTAACTGGAATAAAATCTGCTGTACTAAATTTCTTCTGGTTAATACTGGTAATATAAAACATGTATTTCCATACATACCCATCAGCAGTTTTAAAATCACCTTGAACACTAGTAGACGAAGGCATTACAGTAGATGGGGCACCGTAGTTATTAAATAAACATTTATACACGTAACCTCTAGAGTTTACTACAAAGAAATTTTTAGTATACAAACTAGCGTCAGTATCTGAATAATAATCATAAACAGTACCGGATTTCCAAACTATATTTTTAGCCATATATGCAATATCAGATACACTTACTTTTTTACCAAAAAGTATATTTGATAATACTTTATAGTGAGAGCTGGTTACACTGCCATCTGGAATAGGAGGATTTTGATCATCAATGTAGGGGTTATTATCATCTGCCCATTGGTTAGATCCACCAAATGCTAGATAATAATTAGATGAATTGCTCGCAACATCATTAATAAATTCATCAATGAATTTGGTTTTTATGCTCTGTGTAAAAACACTATTATAATTACTCATTATATTTCCGTTATACCGTTAATACTAAAGTGCCGCCACTCCAAGGTAAACCATTTTGGTAGATTTCAACAGCATCATAAACATCTTCTAATAAATTCTCATCTTTGTCAATGAATAAATTTTTACCAAAAATTTTATTACCAATAGGATGCATAACTTTTTTTAATATATCAAAATATTTATCTAGAGATTTTTCTATTTGAATTTCATATGAATATGTTTGATAATAGTAGCTATCTTGTACATATTTGTCAGAATTTATAAAACCATCATCATTTTTCCAGAAACCTTCTTCAGAACCTACACCTCCAACATGTACTTGTATTTGTGCATTTAAAGCGCTATTAGCGCTATTATATACATTAATAATATCACCTTCAGAATAATCATAACCGGAAGCTAGCACGTTTACTTGAGAAATTATCCCATTACCTGTAGCAGGAGTTGCAGAAATTAAAGCATTTTGACCCCAAAGTCCACCGTTTTTACCTACTATACCATAAACTGCAGTTATAGGTTCATAAATGTTTACATTTAATGTGCCATTGTAATTTCTATCTCCAGATGTAACATTAATTAAACTACCAATTGATCCTACTGAAGTAGTTTGATTAGTTAATGCCGCATTTAATGTAGTTGTTAATACTGCAAAATTTAAAGTACTACCAAAATTAGAAGCATTTAATCTCGTGTTTAATACTGGTGCTATTTGATTTAAATTATAAGTAAATTGAGTAGGATTTAAAATAGATCCAATCTTAAATGATGCACCAGAACCTGTGGTGGCAGATAGATAAGATATATTTACAATAGAATTTAATGTGTATCCTTCTCCACCATCTAATAATCTAAATGTAATATAACCTTTAGTTCTTATAGGATCTATTAATCCAGAAACTACAAATTTAGCTCCTTCCCCTTGAGGTACATTAAAAGGAATCAACACTTCACCGATATAATTATCTTCTGTTGAACCTAGTACATCTGCAGATACTAAAGATCCTAAAATTTTAGATGATTGTTTAATATTTAAACCATCATAAAGTAAACGCTCACCTGCTACAAACCCTAATCCATTTGATCCTGTTTGAATATTAGTAATATAAAATAGATAATTTATTTTACCGCCATAATTTATTTGAACTACGTCTTCTACATGTGCCGTAGCTCCAGATGTGCTACCTGTTATTTGTTTTTTAATATAAGTAAAATTATTTGAATTATCTTCTATTTCTAAAAATTTTCTTTTTACCCATTTACCATCAGAAATTTTTAAAACATCATCTTGTGGTAAATATATATTTGCATCTAAATTATAAAGCAATCTAAAAAGTAATTTTATACCTTCAACTGTACCTTTAGTGCGATATAAATCTAAAATATGTTTTTCTAATAATTTTTTATTAGCTAAAATGCTTGTAGGTATGCCGTTTAAATATTTGTTTGTAAAGTAAGTGATATAGTCATCTACAGTTGAATCAATATCTGTATATTGTTCTAGTCTTCTAGCTTTAAACGTAGGGCCTTGTTCGTCAAGCCATTCATAATAAGCTTTTACAAATTGAATAAAGTTAGGCCCTTCTTCATTATAGAAGGCTGGAAATTGTTTAGCAACAAAAGGTGCTATTTGTTGAATTTCAGTAATCATTAGTAACTGTATACATCTATGTTAATGTTAATTTTTGAATAGTCAATCTTTAAATATTTGTTAGCATTAACAATAATATCAGGATTTAAAAATTTTGCATAAATGTCTATTGATTGATTATAATCCCATGCATTAATATTAAAATTCATTTTACCGGTAGTATAATCTATTGTACCTACATTAGAATCTAAAATAACAACGGGTTGAGAAGGTGTACTATAATAAATTCTTAAATTACCTTTACCATCATCTGTAAGTCTAGCATTATTAATAATAGTATTATTAAAATTATAGTAAAAAGTAGAACTTCTTATAACTTCTGTTTCATTACTATTATATGCGTATTTTATTGGACGGTTAATTGGATTATCAAAAGAAAAAATTACACTATCTTTTACTGTTCTTGTTGGGGTAATTTTATATACTGCTCGTAAATCTAACTTATTACTAACAATAGATGTGTCTGCCGCATCAATATAAGTTGATAACTTTGAGCGTCTTAGATCATTACCAAAGTCTGTTAGATTTAAAGTATCAAAACTAATTATCTGATTTAATACATCTGACTTTAATTGCTGCGCAGTTTTAGAAGTTAATGTAGGATTATAATATACGTCAGCATTTATTTCTACAAATAAAAATACAGGATCTACAATAACAGGAGCAATAGTTAAAGATTTAGTTTTTAAATATTCAATAATATTAGTTTTTAAATCGTCTGGTATAATAGGGTTGTTTCCACTAGCAACCATAGAAATTAATGCTTTGCCATATTGCGGAGGATCAGCATCTTCTCCTCCGTATACATTGATAGCACTAATTTCAGAATATTTTTCACGAACAAGATTAATATAATCATCTTTAGTAACTGCTCTGTTTTGAGTAGTAAAGTGACGAGGAGCATAAAATTTAATTGAATCTATATTTTCTCTTTCGGAGCCATGAGCAGCAGCTAAATTAGTAGAAACTGCAACACTATAGTTTCCTATTTTATTAGGAGAAGTAAATGAATATACTTTATTACCTAATTCACCATTAGTAGATCTGTACATAACCTTTACAATATTACCAGGAGAAAGCGCTTGACCTACTACACCGTCTCCAAATACTATTTCATACTGATCACTATTAACACCTTGAATAAAATAAACCTGTGATAGTGGGGTAAGACCGACTAAACTATCTGAAAAATTAAAAGCATTTGTTGTATTATCTGTAGAGGAATTAATTACTTGAACTTTAATACTAGATGTATCAATATTGGAAGAACTTAAGATAAATTTTTTATCAGAAGGATAATTAAAAATTTCTGTAACTATTTTACCTTCATAAACAAATACAGAGTCGCTTTGATAAGCGCCGCTTGCATTCTGATAAACTGTAATAGCAGAATCAGTTGAAAAATCCATTGACACATTATTAACTGTAGCTTTAACAGTAAAAAATTCTGGAATTATTACTGTTTTTGGAGTATCAGCGCCAGTATTAATTGTAAAAGTTACCTGTGAACGAGGTGAAGTTCTAGATCTAGGCACATAATTTAATTCTTTTGCATGAGATACTACAGAGCTCTTTACCTGTGCAGAATCTAAGAAAGATTCACTTCCAATCATGTTTAAATAGTAAGCATTTATGTAAGTATTATAAGATAATACATCCAATAAAGCACTTAAATTAGAGCCTTCAAAATCATAGTCTGTAAACTCAGGGCGCGCCCTTAAATAAGTTTTAAGATTATTTTTTATACCATCAAAACTTAATTCTGATACGTTTAAAAACCCTTGATTGCTCATTATCTTACTCTTCTTAATACTAATTCTAATTTAACAGGAGATGTATTATTTAAAACAGAAAATAAAATTACTACGCTATAAGCATTCTCGTCAGGTAAAGCTTTTACGTTAACACTTAATAATTTAGCACGTTTTTCATAATTATTAATAACATCGGTAATTTTTTGTTTTAAAAAATATTCAGTATCTCTACCAATATTTTCAAATAAACTAGCTCTAATACCTGCACCTATATCTGGATTAAAAAATCTTTCATAAGGATCTGTAAGTAATAAATTTTTTATAGCACTTTTTACAGCATCCTCATTAATATAAGGAAGCAGGTCACCTTTTAATGGGTGAACAAAAAAATTAGTAGGTAGATCTGAGTAAAATTTATTTGTTGTAGCCATTATATATTTATAGTGACGTTCTACATACTTCCATGTATTGAGGGTTGTATTTTTGTATATCGTTACCGGTTGAAGCAGCTAATTTCCAACCTTCTGTAAATGTTTTAGAACCAAAAGGAGAGAAGGTCTCACCTACTAATGCTGCACTCATTCCAAGTAGGAATGGTATGCCATTATCTGATCTTCTTGGTTCTATTTTAGAAAAAGGACTAATATTTAAAACATTTGCAATATTTTCTGTTGTATTGCTTAATTGCTGACCCATATATGTGCTTGGATCTGGTGCTTCTGAAGTACCTAACAATAAATTAGAAACCATAGAAGTTAAAGAAATAGCGCCGCCAAAAGAACCAAAATTTTGCATTCCAAAACTAACAGTACCATTGCTTCCATTAGTATGACCAAAAGATCCTATTCTTCTGCAGAATACTTGATCAATAGCAGGGAACGATACAGGAGCCTCTCCAAAGAAAGCTCTTCCGGCATAAGAAGGAGGAATAAGCATAGGATTGTTTGCAATCTGTGAAGATTTCATTCTTTGGCCAAACAGTACCTGAGACATATACCCACCAACAGAATTGCCCCCAGATTGTCCTAATAACATACTAGCTACAACACCACCTAAGGCACCAAATGAACCCATTGCTCCTCCTAAAGGAGTCATATTAAGTAGACTTCCAATAGCATCCTGCCCTGCTAATGTTGCAAAATTCTTAGCAGTTGCTGTAGGATTAAGAATAGCACTGTAAGATTGAGGTGATAAAGTTGCCCCGCTTGAATAGCCAGACAGAGCGTTTACTGCAGAAGTAATTGCATAATTTGAAAGTGAAGGAGTTTTAGAAAGCGTACCCCCGTATCCAACAAAGCTAGAAGCAACAGAAAGAGCTACTTGCCCTATCACTCCTAAATTGCTAGCATATCTTGAACTGCTTATTAAAGATCCGGTACTTGACTGAGTATAGTCACCATAATAATCAACGTTACCAAATTGAGAAGCATATCTTTGATTTACAGTTGCCACACCTTGGGACAAATATCCTACCTTATAGATATCTGGAATCGCACATATACCTGATACGTTTCTTAAATATATTCTATCACTTAATTGTTCTATACCTGTAACTGCAGAAACATACTGAAGATCATAAGGCGTATCTATTGCTGCTAAAATATAAAAAAATGTCTCTAAAGTATCATATGGTACCTGACCATAAGAAGATAGTTCATTACATTTATTTGTTATGGCTTGTTTTTCTAAAGTAGATAAAATATAATTATTATTAGTTCTAGAATAATTTTTAGGTTGGTTTGCAGTTTTTAAATAATTAGCAAGCCCGGTAAGTTGAGCAGTATTTTGTACAGCATTATTAAAAGCAACATGAGAATTTTTTAACTCCTGGTCACCATAATATCCAGGTTTATGCAATAGACTTTTTTGTATATCAGCCATTGTATCTTTATTCATACCCGGGCTAGGGATAGAAGAATATGGATTACCGTTAGGATCAAATTGAATATTAGCCATAGTGTCTACCTTCTAGTGCTGCTACAGCATAAGATAATTTTAATCCAGGAATAGATGAGTTACAATGTTCATCAGCACATGTTAGTACTAGACCGCCACCTTGTTGTCCGGGCTGTGCAGATTCAATATGACAGTGAATGCCAGGAGATGAATTTTTTTCTAAAAAGATTCTATTATACGGTAAATTATCTCTAGCATATGCTGCAATTTCAGCAGTAAGAGATACATCATTTTTATTAGAAGCTCTTATATCTACAGCGCTTCCTTTAACATGGTGAGTAGTACAATTTCTCCACCAAGAAGTTATCTCAACTCTACTACCAAAGTGTTCTATAAGCGGGTCTAACATATTCCAGGCTACATTCATTGCTTCTATTAAAACTTGTTTTTGCTGAGGTTGAGGTACACCTCTTAACCCTAATACTTGACCAACCGTAATATGTCTAGATATTTTTTCATTAGAATTATAAACAGATGAAGGTATTGGAAGAGGATTTTGTTCTGCTTTACCATTAGCAGTTACACCCCCAGCAGGTTTATCGTATGTACTAAGAGATACAGGCTCTGCACTAACACCACTATCTTTTATTTCTGGTACTGCTCCAGATCCTGTATTAGGAGCAGCTGAAGCTTCTGCTTTAGGATTAGGATTAGACCCTTCATTTTTATATAATGAAAATTCTTCTTTAGATATATTTTTAGCATTAAGAGGAAAATCTGGTGCTACTCTAATAGTAGTTATATTATCTATAATAGTATTAGCAGGCGCATATTGAGCAAGAGGAGCTGTTGCAGTATCTGCAGCATCTGATGCTGAATCTACACTAGGTGAACCACTTGTTTGAATAGTAGTATCTGATCCTTTTATAGCAATTTCACCTGAGGCATATACACCCATCCCTGCTGATGTGTTGAGAGATAAAGATCCTGTTGAAGATACTTTAGAAGTGCCAGATGATATAGACGCATAATTACCTTTAGTTTCTAAAGTAAGATTGCCTTTAGCAATCATATCTATTATACCTTGTGATTGTTGCTTCATATCACCAGTTGCCGTTACAGTATATGTGTCTTTAGTATCAATAGAAATAAGTGCTTTAGCAATTGCTTTTAATGTCTTTTGTGTATTAATAGAAACTGCACCATCATGTCTTGTAGTAAAATCACCACCAGTATCAATAATTTTATTACCTGTAACTTGGGTCTGCATATTACCAGCAACTGTTAATCTATTGTCACCTGCAACTGTAGTAGCCATATCTTTTACTACTTCTACAATTTTACCACCATCTATTACTTCTTGCATTGAACCTTTTACATGATAAGAAACATCTGCTCCTACATGAAAATTAACACTACCACCCACATTAAAATCTAAATCACCTTTTGTTTCAACTGTTATTCTTCCATCACCTTTTAGTATCATATGACCTAAAGAAAAAATAGTACCGTCACCACGGGGTGCAACTAACCCAAAACCTTTTTTGCCAGATGATATCATATGAATAGAACCATCTGCGTCTATAAGAATAGTTGCACCAGAATGATGCTGTAACGTTACTGTGTCAGAGCCAAAAGAATTATCAATTACTATTTTATTACCTGTAGCAGAAACAAATCCTTGAAGATCTGTTGAATTACCTATTCCGCCAGGTACCCCTGCGCCTGGCCCTGTATGGGTAATAGTTTGATCGCTCCCTAACCCAGGTTTATCTTTAACAGTAACTTCATAATAAGGAGATGGATTACCCCCACTTCCTATTAATTGTGGTGCTTGTGATCTAGAAATACCATCATTGGTTTGATTAGTATAAAATTTTACTCTTTCTGGATCAGATGTAAATTTATCAATTGTCATTTTTTATCCACAATAGTTAGCATAAAGAGCATAAAGAGATTGCTGTAGTTTATCGTTACTACTAGTAATTTGCGCAGAGTCGTAATACTTAGCTAGTTCTTTTATAGCTTTATAGAGTGTAACTTTTTGAGTTTCAGTAATAAAAAAATTAGAATAAAGTCTTTCCATTTTTTCATTAGCAAATCCGTCCAAACCTCCAATAATTATAACAGAAGCGCTGCTTTCATTAGCAGAAGAAGACTGATATACAATACCATTAACGTCTATAATAAAAGTATAATTAGAGTAATCATTTAAATTTACATTCTCATTTCTAAGTGTGTTAGAAAAATCAAAAGATAAATTTTTACAGTATGCTATAGCTTCTGGAGATACTTTGTTCATACACTATTTCCTGAGTAAGAATAAGAAGATAGAACTTGTCTAGCTTTTGCTAATTTTCTAAGATAAGTTCTATTAGTTGTATCTACTCTACCATTTTTATAGGACTCATCTCTTTCATAAGATATCATACCTTGTATAGCATCTTGTATTGTTGAAGAAGTTAAAAGTTTACTGTAAGCTGCTCTTTCAGTAGTATGAAACTCATGCCATACAAAATCTAATTGCCTGTCTAATGTAGGTAAGTTAGGAGGAGTTACATTAGCGGTACAACCACAAAATCTAAAAAACGGAGTTGCTCTATCATACTTACCAGATCTCCATTGTGCTATTCCATAAGAAGATTGACCTAAATCGTTTGGATTATAAGCTTGTGGATTTAAACTATCACCTGATTCTACCATTAAATTTCCTACTATAGCAGCTACAATACATTTTTTATCGCCTGTAAAATTATTTTCAGATGAAATTTTTTCCCAAAAATAATTATAAGCTTTTATTGTATTATCATTGCCAGTAAGTTGAGTTGATGGGGTATCTATACTAGCGTTAGGATCATTTGTAGGTGTAGAAGAACCATAAAAATTACTGTTAGTATTATAGTTAGGACCTTCAGGAGGTGAATTATTTGTAGACCCAAACCCTCCGTTAATAGCTCCAATTACTATTGGTTGTTGTGAATCTTCCCCATCAACAAAAAATCCTACAACCCATGATCCATTTCTTAAACCATGACTTACACTTCCTCCAGATGTTTGACCACCTGTTGTAGGGTACATTACCATAGCCCAAGGAAGATCTCCATCAGACACTCTTACTAAATCTTCTGTATGGTGTATACCAAATATTCTAACACGAACACGTGATCTATCATCGCCTACATCTTTGACGACGCCTACAAACCACCTAAATTTATCTCCGTAAAAATCACTCTCTATCATGCACCACCTGAACGTACTAGTTTACCGGTTGCAGGTTCAATAACACTATCACCTCTTTGAACAGATTCTGCATTATATAAAGATGATTCAAACAACTTATTAGTATATCCGTCTTTATAAATTCTTAAACTAGTAGCCGCTCTATTACCTATTCCTATTACATGCTTAGCTTCTGAAATAATAAACATCCCGCTAATATATCTATCGAAAGAGACATTATTAAACCCGTGTGTCTCTGGTAAGTTACAGTATATAACATCACCCACATTTAAATTTAAATTAGCAGGTACAGTAATAGTTAAATCTATTTGATTTAGAGCATGAAGAAATTTAGTAGTTGCACCAAATTTATATCTATAATCAGGCTGTGATCTATTTTCAGTATCAAAGTCCTCATAATTGTTAATGATGTATCTTATTCTATTTGAATACTCAGTTTCGCTTTTTGTATTTTTAACATAGTTTATATATTCTTTAGTATTTAATGGGTTTTGACCTAAAGATAATTTATCATTAGAAACCGGATCTAATTCTGTTGAAGTAGAATTATACGATTTTTGCAATAAACTAATTTCAAATAATTCATTTTGATAATAACCACCCATTATTTTTTCTATAGAAGAAAATCTTTTATTATGTACTATATTAGTAATAATTCTTAAATCTTGGTTTACATCATTACCATCTGTTTTATTTAAAATTTCAGTATCAGAAGTATAACGGTATTGATTGGTCATTAACTCAACAATTTGCTGTTGAGCAGTTTCAATTAAAGATTGCATAGTTACAAAATTAAACCCATCGAAATTTTCATAAAACAAATATAAAAATTTATTATCATGATCTTTAGAAACTGCATGTTTAGCCAACCATTGAATAGCCTGAAATGGTCTTAAATTAGGTATAATAAATCTGCGCACTTTTACCGATGGTTCTTTATAGAAATTTTTAGTGGTTTTAAATCTTGTTTGAGTATCTGGTAAAATATATTCATCAAATACTTTTTCTGCTGCATCTTCTAGAAGATCATTGTATGCATGAGAAACATATTTTCTTACATTTTGTAAAAATTCAACGCTTACAAGATCAATAATAAACATCATAGATCTTGCTCTATCTGATACAGCAATATCTCTAACACCTTTAATAATAAATTGAATTTGTTTAGATTGAATAGAACTAGAAGAATATCCAGAATCAGTATTAATAAGATGTTTGTAATAAACGGTTATTAATTCTTCACCTGTTAAAGGATAATTAACAAACAACCCAATATTATCATTAATAAGCATTTCTGCTTTTATGACAGGTTCAAATAAAGATTGATAAATGCTAAGTTCAACAAATTGAGGTCTCAAACTTTGTTTGTCTGCCCCATTAAATTTCTCAATAGTTATATCTTCTATTTTTAATTCTAAAGGATTTAAATTAGCCATTTATAAACAAATTTTTAAATTGTTGTTGAAAATTATCAATGTAATTTGGTTTAAGTAATTTAATATCTCTTTTATCTTCGTTTATTTTATTTTCATAATCCCAAATACTTACAGACTGCCATCCAGCAGGTCTATTTAAATTAATATAATTTTCTGGTGTCATTGTATAATTATAGGATGCAATAATGTCTGATGAGTCAGATGGAAGCCCTGCATAATAATAATGATGTGGTATACCTGTCAATTTATATGCAGCAATGTTATATTTACTTTCTAAGTATGAAACAAAATTATCATACGTCATATACCAATCATAATAGGGATCTATTACATTATTAATAACATATATTATCCAATCTAAAGATGAGTCATCGTATTCTTTATATGCAACTATATCTGCACGCTCACCATCTTTTATTGTATAATTATAAAAAGTATTATAATTGTTTAAATATTGAGATATTATTTCACCTTTAGCCAAAATATAAGTAGCTTTTTGATTATTATAATTAATGTATGGATATAAATTAAATATTGACATTAAGTTCCAAATCCAAAATCTTCTCTAGTTAATGTGTTTATTTCTTGTAAATTAATTGTTAGATCTATTGATACTGGATGCCCATCTGCAAAAAAAGCAACTCCAGATGAAGATGAATTAATATCTACTTTAGTAATAAATGAATCTCTTACTTTAGGTAATTGAGAAAAAGCTACTGGTCCAACTTCAAAATCTAAATTAGCAATATAAGGATAATCTAAAGCAAACCCTGCACTATTTTTATTAACAGCAGGATGCATAAACGTTTTTACATATTCAATTATATCATTTAATTGACGAGATTCTTCTTTACTTGTAGGAGATAATCTCCAAGTAAAAGAATAAGATTTTAAATTTACACCTTCAAAAATAGTTGTTAAGTGGGGATTTCTTACCATTCCAGATTGAGATTGTAAAAATCTACCAACTCCAGTATCTGAAATTCCCGGCGCGATTGCTGCAGCTTGCATTGCTGTTAAATTAATAGTTTTAAGAACGCTTATACCATTTTTTAATTCATTTTCAAATATTTCTATGCCTGATTTGCCAGCAGAAAGTGAATCACTCACTCTGCCTACCATACCTGAAGCTGCTCCTAATAAATCAAAATTAACATCATTAACTCTAATATTATAATCATCTATTAACTGAGAAGGCATAGGAAGCCTAATTACACCTTGAATTGTAGTTTTAGCATCCGAGCCTGGTTTAGGTCGACCATACTTTCTTAGTGCTAATCTGCAATAATGAATCGGCTCTTCTGCAGGGAAAGCAAATGTAGTTTGCATCATTTTTTTCCTATAAATATCTTATATTATTTATGCAGGCGGAACAAATGTCATACAAAGGTAGATTTAAACCACATAATCCAGGTAAATATAAGGGTAATCCAACCAACATAATTTATCGAAGTCTCTGGGAATTAAGGTTTATGAGGTATTTAGATTCACATCCTAATGTTTTAGAATGGGCTTCAGAAGAAATAACTATCCCATATTTTAGCCCAGTTGATAAAAAAATACATAGATATTTTCCAGATTTTTGGGTTAGAACTAAGACGTCAGACGGTACCATAAATACAATGGTAATAGAGATTAAACCGGATATTCAAACTCGTATACCAGTCAAAAAAGAAAAAAATACGAGAAGATACATTAACGAATTAAAAACATTTGGAGTTAACACAGCCAAATGGAAAGCCGCAGAACAATATTGTTTAGATAGAAAATGGCAATTTAAAGTGTTAACAGAAAAAGAATTAGGGTTGGATAAATTTTAATGCCTATATTTACTAAGATATTAGACGATACTAGAAAAGGTATTAAAAAACCTGGTAATTTTGACTCAAGAGACTGGTATAGAGATAAAGCAAGTGAAGTAAAATCTATAAGCCCTG